GCAGAGCTGGTGTACAACGCAATGTACATGCTATCCGCAGTAGTCGCACCACGGGTTACTGTAGTTCCAAATGCGTGTATACCGTTAAGAAGCTCCACTTTGAAGCTCGTACACATTGCTTGAGTAATAGCCATAATGGGCCTCTCCTATAGTTTACGTATGATATTAGCCAACTCAGCATGGCCTTGCTTTTGGAGTTCCGCACAAATAGTGGTTCTATCTGACTTGATAGCTTCTTTCATGTAGAACACTAAAACCTGTCTAATCTGTTCTTTAAACACCAGAGCCTGCGCTCTGACCTGCTCATCAGCGTCTTTACTGACATGTAGCAGCTTGTCTAACGCACGATCTGCTAACTCTTCTGGCGTCCAACCACGATTACTGGTCGTATGGACATCCACCTTAAAACCGTTATCAAATGTTGTTTGCACGCCGTTTATCAAACTTCTGCCCCTCTGGTAGTCTGCCCATCACGATATGCGTCTTTTCGCATCTTACCGTCACCTAAATTGATTAGCAGCGTAAGAGCTTGCACGTACAACTTCTCGTATAGGGCCACCATATCAGGCTCACCTTTCTGAAAGCGTATTGCTTCAACCAGAGCACCGTTCAACAACGCAGAATCGAACTCATTGCCTAACCAAGTGTTACCCGCAGTAACAATAGACTCTGGGTAATATCCGTAATGAATCTCTACACTGTAGTTTGCATCCGGTGTCGGCCCTAAAATAAAAGCCGTATTGTCAAACCACGCATAGTGCTTTGGGGTACCCGTACTAGAAGCATTTGGGTAGGCTTCACGAATAAAATTTACATCTTTATCCAGAAGGTATGTGTAGTTACCACTACCATCTATAACCGCCAAAGAGTACACATGTAAAAGATCAGTCGGGTATATCAGGTACTTATCACCCGAGGTTGCGTTCCCGGTCTGGTTTTTTCGGAGCGCAGGTAGCTGAACAGAGTTGTATATTTTTTGCTCTGCTTGCTCGGTAAACATAGCAAGTTGGTCTGCGGTAAATGTCTGTTCGCAGATATCCTCTATGTTTGCTGTAAGTTCAGAATAGTTCATCCCTTACCTCTTAAGCCATTGGGCCTCTGGACATAGTGCCTTTAGTAGCCGCACCAGCACCGCGCATCTTAATACCGCTAGTTTTTACATCTATAGGCTGGTTACAGCACTCAGACTTATAGACTGTAGGCTGATTAGGGAACTCAATAACCTTTGGGGCTTTCTTGCTTTCGCGCTTCATGGCGTAGCTCCTAACTTGTTGTTACTGTTACCGCACCGACTTGGCCGGTTGCTTCTAAGTTGTCGGGGGTTATCCCGTCATTATTGTTAAACCCGACAGGGTTCCAACCCCACTGTATGTCTCTACTGGCCGTTAACTCTGCCGAGTCAGGTCTCGGATCACGCAAAGCCTGCGGGTCATCTACTGGAAACTCACCCAACTTATTTTGCGGTTGGTCTGGATTCCAACACTCACGACATGCTTTTAAGTTTGTCTTATTGCCTTTACGTATAAGTTCTTTTAACTCTCTGAGTTTGCACTGGAACCCGCAAATATCGCAGATTGCTAGAGCTTTTTGCCCAGACGCGTACTTGTAACCCATTACCTAACCCCGTAAATGCGAGGTACTAAGCTAAGTGTAGCTTTCTCTCTATCTTCCTCTGCCGCCAATGCAAACTGCTCATCGTAGGTCGCTTTTAACATAGGTAAACGCTCGGCCAGTTCTGGTTCTTTCATAGCTATGTAATACGCAAGCCCTGCAACTAAGCAGGGTAAGAACCTGAAATTCACGTCAGCCGTATTCACCCCAGTACCGGCGTCTTCAATACGTCGCATACGCCAATACTTTAAAACATAAGTGCTTGACGCATCAGGGACAGGCCACACAGTGGCGGATGGGTTTGCTTGCCCACGGTCTATGTAAAGCTGTATGGGCCGCCCCTGCGATAGCTTGTTAGGGATACTGGCGTAAGTAGACACACTTATACGCGTAATGTTGAGATCAGACTGAGTAGACACATTACCGCTACCAGTACGTACAACATGCTCAAGCAAATCAATGGTATCCGCCGGTAAAGCATATGTCGCAGTTCCTTCGGTGAGGTTGACAGTGCCTTCCTCAATCGTCCACATATTGATGCCACGGTTCTGCCACTCAATAGTTAACAAGTTCATGGAACGTCTGGCGGTACGTAAGTCATAGCCAGAACGCATCTCACGGCCCGCACGTTCCCACGCTTCTTCAGCGATCTCCGTGAAGTCCATGTTGAATGTTGCTGTACCGGACGTAGCCATTATTTACCCCAGCTCTCCCGCGCCTTTTTCTGCGCGGTCTTAGACAAATCTTTGTAGTGGTAAAGTTTCTTAGAACTCTTAGACATAGTTTTACCGGTCATAAGAGTCCCATCATCATGTTTGTGCATACCACCTCTATGCACCTTTCCGTCTTTGTAATAGTGGTTTACACCTTTAGCCATTACTTTTTCTTCTTCGCCACCTTCTTCTTGCGTTTCAAAGATTGGACTCTCTTCGGTGCTCCTGCTGGTTGACCTAGTCGTTTCTTCTGGGCTATCCGAGATCGTTTCTCGGATTTAGTCATTTCACCAGAGGTTTTAGGGGTCTTACTGGAAACTCGTTTGGTGGGTCTACAGTAAGGAGTGCCCCTCTTTTCACCTTCTTTGCGTCCGCAGGCTTTACCCGTACGAACGTCTTTCCAATCTTCCTTAAACCAGCGTTTTAACGCTGCGCCTTTCTTTGTCTTACGAACGGCCACTGGACTTATTACCCCAGTTCTTGGCACCGACTTTACGGCACTTAGCTATAGCACCAGAAGCGTAAGCAGAGGGGAAAACTTTGTACCGAGCCTTCACCTTGCGGTAGCACTCGTCTTTAACTGTTCCACCTTTCTTTAAGGCTACGGGCCGCATTTTACCCATACCTCTGCATTTCATCATCGGAGGTTTATCCTACCTTGACCACGCTGAGCTATACCATTACCACGGCACATGCCGCCTTTGCTCATCTTTTTAACTTTACCGCCGTAGTTCATACCTTCGACACCACGACCTTTGAGGATATCTGCCCGAGTGACTTTGCCGTCTTTGTTTAAATCAGGAAAGCCCTCTTTCTGCGACGCAGTGCGGCGAGTAGCACCAGCCATCCCACCCACATTCATCCTTTTGGTACCGCAATTAGACACTAGATCACCTCCTTCTTTGAATGAACGACCTTCGTCGGCCTTCATGTACTCACGCCCCACGCTCTGTGGGACACCGGCACGTTTAGCGAACTGGGGGTTATTAGCCACCGCCGCCATGAAATTGTGTTGTGCCTTAGACTTGCTAGGCACTACCACTTAACCTTATCGGCCCAATAAGCTGCGCTCATCTTACCTTTGGCAATATTCTTGCCGTGGCGGGCCTTAAATGACTTGCGCTTCGCCTTCATCCGTGCGGACTCGCCTTTCTTGGGCTTTCCAGCCGTGCTGGCACCCTGCTCTCCGAAACGAATAATCTTCTCCTTCCCACCCTCACAAGCCTTTACAACATGAGACTTCTTGGGGTGAGAAGGAGTACGACGCGGCTTGTTACAAGCCATTTTCTTCTTGTCTACGGGTTTAGCCACAGAACACCGTCACGTTAGACACTTGGTCTAAAGTCATAACTGCAAAATCGGTAGAGTTGCTGCGCTGAGTAAGAATACCCAACTCAGGAATAGTCACACTGTCCGAAAATGAAGTAGATGAAACCGGAGTATCAATCTGTAAAAGCAATGTGCCGGAGCTGCTATTTAAGTTGAACTTAATAGACCCCGCACTGCCCGCGCCCACGTAATACAAGCTCTTCAGCCTAGTTCGACCAAACGCCAAAGACCCAGTAGTACCGATACTTACATTGCCCGCAGAAGCGCCATCTACCGAAATATTACTCACCGAAGTGTAGAAATTAGTAGAAGATGCCGTGCTGGCATTTGCTCCTGCAACTTCCTCAGTGACGGAGGCACCAGACAAATCACCGACTTTTACGCCCGTAATTGTGAAGGTAATGCCTGCATCGTTACCTACAGAGGTAAACAGAAGTTTGTATCCTGTACCGTATGGGCTAACGTCATTTGTCAGCAGGGTAATATCTCCGGCACCAGCAATTGCCCCCGCTGCTTTTAACAACGTGGCGCTAGTAGAGGGAGTTATAGCCCAAATATCTGAGGTAGCCATAGGTTACCTCCCTATCAAGACAGGTTATTGTTAGGCACGTAAAGTACAGTTACCTGTGCTGTACCTGCTGTAGCAGCGGTTCCGGTCTGATTGTAGGTTGCAGTTAAGGCAACATCAGAAGTACCAATATCTACAAGGTTACCTACCTGAGAAACATCAGAAGTAGCTCTCTTACGACCTGCGGTGGCTACGTTTAGAGCATCAGCATATTGATCTGCGGTAGTACCATCACCCAAATCAAGAGTATTAGTAGTACCAGCGTCAAAAGCAGTGCTGACATCTACATAAATTTCAACGATTTGGCTGTTTGCTGGTAAAGTTCCAATCACAGTTTCTGTGCCATCAGCAGCAAAAGTAACTTGCTTGGACTGAGACATAACACCGTAGCCAGTAGCAGTAACTCCGCCAGTGGTGGTGTTTTCTATAATCGATTGGAAGCCGTCTTTAGACCGCACTGGGCCTGAGAAAGTAGTATTAGCCATATGTATCTCCTGTCGTGGCTAGTGTCAG